GATCTGGAAGTCCGTCAGCAGTCGGCGGCGGTGGATCAAGAACTGAAGGCGCGCGACATGGAATCGCGGGCCGAAGAACGGCAGGCCAAGACGGCGCAGCCCTCGGTGTCGGTGTCGTTCGATGCGAAGGACGCGATGTCCGCGCTGGTCGAGCGGTTCGAGTCTCAGCAGGGCCAGCTTGCGGAAGCGTTGCAGGCGCTGGCGAAGGCGTCATCGGGCAAGCGGCGGATCAAGACGCCGCGCGGCGAGTACGTGTCCGAGACGGTGAACTGACAGCCGGGCAGACGCTGCAATGAGCCTAACGCCAAGGGCCTTTGTAGTGATCGGCGACACCGCGCCCACGCTTGCCCCACGGGTCGCGGTCGCGCAAGGCGTCATGGACCGTCCAGGCGAGCCACGCGATGAGGGCAAGGCCGACCGCGATGAGCGTCAGGATCATCGAATTACGATAGCAGATCAGGGCGTGAATTACACGCAAATTGAGGGTTAACCGATGGCCGTTCTCACCGCAGCGCAACTCCAACAGTGCCGACAGGGCGCTCAGAACGGCTCGGTGCCGTGGACCAAGCCGCAGGCCAACGCCGCGTTCCAGGCGATCGAGGACACGATGCGCGGCGCGACGGTGCAGACCGCCATGTCGCAGGCGATTGATGCGGCGGTGTCGCCGCTGTCGCTCACCGTGGGCCAGAAGCGGCGCCTGTTCCGCGAGTGGGCGCGGGTGACGTTCGAGGTCGGAGGCTGACATGGCAACGCATCAAATCTCGATCCTCAACGGCTCGCTGTCGCTCGGCTCGTCCGGTAGCGTCTATGCGACCCCGTTTGACACGCTGGCGACCAACGACGTGTGGAAGCATATCGTGCTGGCGTTCAAGGACACGGCCGCGCGCGATCTGGTTTATGGGCAATTCACGGTCCCGCAGAACTACGTCGGGACGCCGAAGATCATCCCGGTGTGGTCGACCTCGGCGACGAGCGGCAACGCGATCTGGGATTTCGACTACCGCGCGGTCGGTGGCGACGATGCGGAATCGCTCGACCAGTCGGGCACGCAGGAAGCGTTGACCGTGACCGATGCGGCGCCCTCGGCGTCGTGGGAGCGGATGACGCCCGAGATGGCCGCGACGGCCGGCAACCTCGCCGCTGGCGATACCGTGACATTCCTGTTCGGCCGTGACGGCGCGTCGTCTGACACGATCGCGGCGACGGCCGTGCTGTTCGATCTGATCTTTCAGTACGCGGACGCCTGACGATGGCGCGCGACTTCAACGGGTCAAACCAGCACGGACAGGTGTCGATTGATCTGTCGGCGTATCCGACAGTGTTCGTCGGCGCGTTCGTGTGGCTGGATGCGCTCGCTGGGGCCGGCGATTTCGACATCATTTGGGAATATACCGCTGACGGCGGCGGAACGAGCGGCGGGTTCGCGCTCTATTACGACGGGTCCGCCAACGTCTTGACCTCGCATCATGCCGGAAATGTGGGGCAATCGCTTGGGACGCGGGCCGCGCCGTCTACCGGAGCGTGGATTCACCTCATCCAGGGTTCCGACTACTCGAAAAGTTCGCAAGAAGCGACGATGTACTATGGCGGCGTTCTGCAATCTCTGTCCTATACGCTCGACGCAAACAACACGAATGCCGGCCACGCCAATTCGACATTCAACGTCGCGGCCCGTAATGGTTCGTCATTGCGGACGGACGGAAAAATCGAGCGCCTGTTCATCGCGTCCGCCGATCCTGGCGCGACCGCTGCCGCAGCGCTGGCGCGCGGCGTCGATCCGATCCGAGCGCTCGGGCCGACCCTGCTTGGCTATTGGCCGCTGTGGGGCAACGATTCGCCGGAACCTGACTACTGCGGCAACGCGAACATCACCCTGACCAACAGTCCCGCGCACGCCGCCGGCCCTTCGGCCAATCGCCCGTTCGACGGCGCGAACTGGTGGCCGGGCGCGTTCACCGCTGCGGGGGCCGCCACCACGACGCCCAAGCTCATCGGCGGCAACCTGATCCGTCCTAACCTCGTGCGCGGAAGGCTCGCGGCATGACGCTGCATCTTGGAAACGTGCCCGCCAACAGCACGCTCTATATCCCCTTCGCGTCCTACGGCAGGACCAACGGCGAGTCGGTCACGCTCACCGGACTAGCCGTGACCGACATCGAAATCTACAAGAACGGCTCGGTGACGCAGCGCGCGAGCGACGCCGGTTACGCGCTTCTGGACACGGACGGCATCGACTTCGACGGGCTGACCGGCATCCACGGGTTTTCGGTCGATCTGAGCGACAACACCGATGCGAGCTTCTACGCGGTCGGGTCGTTCTATTGGGTTGTCGTGTCGTCGGTGACGATCGACAGCCAGACGGTCAACTTCATCGCGGCGACGTTCCGCATCGTGGCGGCGGAATCCATCGCTGGCAAGCCGAAGGCCGATGTCGATGCGTTCGGCGGCTCCGCCGGCACGTTCTCCGGCGGCCGGCCCGAGGTCAACACGACGCATTGGGCCGGAACGGCGGTTGCGTCGGCGAACGTGCTCATCGACGGCGCGATCACCGCGGCGAAGATCGCGGCGGATGCCATCACGGCGGCGAAACTCGCATCTGATGTGACGACGGAACTGCAAAACGGCCTCGCCACGGCAGCCGCCCTGACGACCGTTGAGGGCAAGGTCGATACCGTCAGCACCAACGTGTCGGCTGTATTGGCCGACACCGGGACGGACGGCGTGGTGATCTCGTCCACGACGGCCAACCAGATCGCCGATGCCTTCCTGAATCGCGACATGTCCACCGGGACCGACAGCGGGTCGACGACGGTCCGCACCCCAAGACAGGCGCTGCGAGCACTCCGCAACAAGTCGGCGGTCGCTGCGTCCACGCTCACGGTCTACAAAGAGGACGACAGCACGGCCTCGTGGACCGCGGCAGTCACTGGAACGGCCGGGGCCGATCCGATCACGGCGATTGACCCGGCAGGGCCGTAAGTGTGGCCGAAGGGCTCATTTCGCATATCGGGCGGCATGTCGGCGGCCTTGCAAACCCGCCTGCCGATCCGACCCCGACCGCGGGATACCGGTCGCATTGGGGCTTCTGGTTCGGCGGCATGGCCGTCGATGCCAGCGAGCCGACACCGACCCCGCCGCCAGCCCCGACCCCGAGCGGGGGCGGTGGACACGAACGCAAAGGCCCGGACCGGCACGACAGGCCGGAATCGCCGTTCCGCATCGTCTCTGTCGACGAGTATTGGGGTCTAGATCTTCCGCGCGTCAAAGCGGAACTGAAGCGCGAAGCGGAGATCGAGATTCAGGCGGCCCCGGAGCCGCCGACGAAGACGCAGGTTCGCAAGATCGTCGCGGGCCTGTTGGATGGCTTCCCGAAGCCGCAACAGAGCAAGGCGCCGGATGTCCGTAGGCTGAGAGCCGAACTTCAGGCGCTCAGGACGGAGATCGCCGCCTATGCCGAAGCGGTCGCCGCGCGACGGCGCGAGGAAGAGGACGAAGAGGACGACGTGATCGGAATCCTGTTGCAATGAGGGTACATGACTGAAACCGCAATGGATGCAGACGGCCTCCCGGTCGTCGATGAAACTCCGGCTCCGGCTCCCGAGCCGGCACCGGCACCGACGCCAGAACCGCCCAAGGCGGAACAGGCGCCGAATCCAGACGACACAGCCCGCCGCGGACTGATCGCCGAACTTCAGGAGGAACGGCGCGCCCGCCGCGCGGAAGCGGAGCGCGCAGCCCGCATGGAAGCGCGCTTTCAGGAGTTCCAGAAGCGGTTCGACGATCTCCAGAAGCCGAAGCCTGCCCCGATCCCGCCGCGCGATGTCGATCCGGTCGCGCATTTCGACGCCCGCCTTGCGAGCATCGAAGAGCCGGTCAACGAGTGGAACGACTTCAAGCGCCAAGAAGCCCAACGGCGCGAGCATGAAGCGCAGATCGAGCAGCTTCGCAGCGCGGTCGCGGTCGCGGAGCAGTCCTTCGCCGCGGAAGCGCCGGACTACTACGAGGCGCTGAACTTCGCCAAGGACGCCCGCACGAAGGAATTGCAGGCCCTCGGCTACGGTCCGACCGACATCCCGCAGATCATTTTCAGCGAAGCGTCGCAGATCGCGCGCAAGGCGTTCGCGGACGGCGCCAACCCCGCCGAGCGGTTCTATGCCTTCGCCAAGACCCGCGGCTGGGCTGGAAAGCCGAAGACCGAGCAACCGCGCAACGACGACGGCAAGTTCGCCACGCTTCAGGCCGGCGCGAAGGCGCAGGGGCTTGGCGGCGGGTCGGCAGCGCCCGTGAAGGACGCGCCGACGCTGAGCGATTTCGCCTCGATGTCCGATCAGGATTTCGAGCGCGAATGGGCCAAGTACGAGGCCCGCGCCCGCAGAGAAGCGGGCTGACAGCCTACGCCTAGCCTCGCCGGCTCAACCGGCGTTTCGCCCCGCCGAGCGTCATCGGTGCTTCGCTTCCGTGCCCGCGTCAGTGGCGCGTTTCGCGCTCCCCGGCGTCACCGGGGAAACCGTGAAACCCATCCCATCATGAGGCAGAGAAATGGCACTCACCGAATATGCGGTGAACCATCCCCTTGCCGTCAAGCGCTGGTCGGAAAAGCTCAATCGCGAAGCACTGAAGCGGACCTACATTTCCCGCTTCATCGGCAACACGTCGAGTTCCCTGATCCAGAAGAAGACGGAAGTCAGCAAGGCGGCTGGTGACCGCATCACCGTGGGGCTGCGGATGCAGCTCTCCGGCACGGGCACCCAGGGCGACGACACCCTGGAAGGCAACGAAGAGCAACTGACGACCTACTCCGACAACGTGTTCATCAACCAGCTCCGCCATGCTGTCCGCTCCAAGGGCAAGATGTCGGAGCAGCGCGTCACGTTCAGCGTGCGCGAGGAAGCGATGGACGCGCTGGCGGACTGGTACGCCGACCGCATGGACGCCGCGTTCTTCAATCAGATTGCGGGCAACGCCTCGCAGACCGATACGAAGTACACCGGCAACCAAGTGGCGATCGAACCGAGTTCGAGCCGCTACCTGTTCTTCTCCGCGGCGGCAACGTCCAACGCGACGATGCACACGCTCGAATCGTCGATCAGCACGACGGACTCGTTCCAGCTCACCATCCTGGATCGCGCCGTCACGCTCGCCAAGACCGCGACCCCGCTGATTCGCCCCGTCAAGGTGAACGGCGAGGACTTCTACGTCGCCTTCCTGCATCCCTATCAGGTGTTCAACCTGCGAACGGATGCGACGGCGAATCGCGTCACTTGGTACGACACGCAGAAGGCGCGCATCCAAGGCGGGCAGACCGGGGAGTCGGCGAACCCGATCTTCAACGGCGCGCTCGGCGTCTACAACAACGTCGTCCTTCACGAGTCGACCCGCATTCCCACCGCTCTCTCGAACACGAGCGCGCGGCGTGCGGTTCTCTGCGGCGCGCAGGCCGCACTCATCGCGTTCGGCCAGGAACAGTCGTCCGACGACAATCCTGTCTGGCGCGAGGAGATGTTCGACTACGGCAACCAGCTTGGTGTGGCGGCATCGAAGATTTGGGGTCTGAAGAAGTCGGTGTTCAACAGCACCGACTTCGGAACGATCGTCATGTCGACGTATGCCGTCGCGCCGTAAGGAGGGCTGAATCATGGCAACGAAGCAGTCCACCGAAATCGCGGCTGGCATCAACGCGCGCGCCGTTCATGCCGGCATCAACGTGGCGAAGGGCACGTACAATGCCGGCGGCGCGACCCTCTCCGCGTCGGACACGATCCAGATGGTGAAGGTGCCGCACGGCGCCGTCATCCTGGATTGGGTTCTCGCGGGGACATGCCCGCTCTCCGGCGTTCTCCAGCTTCAGGTGGGGGACGATGGCGACGACGACCGCTTCGGCGAAGCGTCCATCTCGGCAACGGCCGCTCTGGTCCGTATGTCGGGAGCGGGCGCCGCGACGAACGGCCTCGGCTATCAGTATTCCGTTTCGGCCGACGCGGATCAGCGATGGGACACCATCGACCTGACCGTGGCGGCGGCGGGCACGGCGACGACGACGTGTTCGCTGGTGCTGATGGTCACCTACTACATGGCGCCGGCATGACGCCAAGGACGGAGGGGCGGGGGGAAACTCCCGCCCCTTTCTCTTTTCCCAAGACCAAGGACGTTCTCGCGCAGGGCGTGGAGGCATTCAACGCCCGTCGATACGACAAGGCGTTGGACATCTTCGCGTCCGTCCTGAATGTCCAGCCCGACAACGCCGACGCGCTGTTCAACGTCGGCAATCTGTTCATGGCGACGGGTCTGCACGGCGTCGCGGCCAATGTGTTTGCCCGTCTGGTCGAGATGAATCCGGGCAACATCTCGGCGACGATGAATCTCGGCACGGCTCGCAGGCGATGCGAGGACTATGAAGGCGCGGCGAAGCGCTTCCGCTCGGCGATCAACATGCTGACCGCCGGCCGGATGGATGAATCGCTGCGGTCGCTTCTGCTGTCGGAGTGCTACTCGAACCTGTCCGGCCTGTTCGGCAACAACGGAACCCCGAAGGAAATGGAACGCCTCGCCCGGCAGTCGATCGCACACAAGCCCGACAGCGTGCTGGGCAACTTCCATCTCGGTCTTGCCCTGCTTGAGCAGGGCCGCTGGGCAGAGGCGCGCGGCCCGTACCGCAAGCGGATGGAGCGCGAGGAATACCATGCGCGCAACTACCACTCCGACCGCGCCACGCCGGAGTGGGACATGCGCGCGCGCGTCGGCGTCCTTGCCGTTCATGGCGAACAGGGCGTCGGCGACGAGATCATGTTCGCCCCGGCCATCTACGACATTGAGGACAAGGCCGACACGCTCCTGATCGAATGCGCGGCGCGGCTGGTGCCGGCGTTCAAGCGGATGTTTCCCAATGCCGGCGTCTATCCGACGCACGAGGCGTTGATGGCCGAATGGCGCGGCCGGGTCGATGCGAAGATCAGCATGGCCGACCTGTTCCTTGGGCTGCGCGACGGTCCGGCCAACTGCTCCGGCGTCCCGTATCTGACCGCCGACCCGAAGCTGGGGCAGCTGTACCGGGAGAAACTGGACGCGCTGGGCGCCGGGCTCAAGATCGGCATCGCGTGGCGCGGCGGGACGGACAAGACGCACGCCGCGATCCGCAAGGTCCCGCTGAAGCTGTGGCGCCCGATCCTGGACAACGACTGCCGGTTCATCTCGATCCAGTATACGCCGATGGCGCAGGCCGAGGCGGAAGCGTTCGGCATCCCGCACTGGCACGACGCGGCGACGGATATCGAGCATCACATCGCCTGCATCTCGCAACTCGATCTGGTCATCACGGTTTCGCAATCGGCCCTGCACTTCGCCGGGGCCTTGGGAACGCCGTGCTGGGTTCTGACGCCATCCAAGCCGGATTGGCGTCTCGGCTTGGAAGGAGGTGATCTTCCTCTTTATGGGTCGGTGAAGTTGTTCCGCCAGAAGGCGGACGACTGGACAGCGGTCATCAACAACGTAGCCGAGGCGCTATGTCGATACGCACGACAGGAAAGTGGCGGTGGGAATACATCGCGGAACTCTGCGTCGCCCACAATCTCCGGCGCGGCGCAGAACTCGGCGTGAAGGAGGGGCGGTTTACGTCCTACCTGATGGCGCATATCCCGGACATGTCCATGGTCTGCGTCGATCTGTGGGATTCGTCGGTCGATACCGGGGATTTGGAAGAGGAAGGCGGGGAGACCTACGACCAATTCCCGATGGAGCATTTCTACCAGCGGTTTGCGCGGACGATGGATGGCCTGCCGGTGACGATCCACCGGATGCGGACCACGGACGCAGCACCGCTCGTCGCAGATGGCTCGCTGGATTTCGTGTTCATCGACGCAGACCATACCGAACATGCGGTTCGCGCCGATATCAAGGCGTGGCGCCAGAAGATTCGGCCGGGCGGGCTGCTCTGCGGGCATGACATCGACCAGCCGCAGGTCCGCCGCGCCGTGGCGGGCGAGGTCGGGACGTTCGAGGAAGGCCCCAACAAGGTATGGCTCAAATGGATGTAGGCTATTTCTACGTCGGTTTCGGCCTGCCGGCCTACCGGTATCTCACCGGGCTTTCGATCAAGACCGTCCGCAAGGCGATGCCCGACGCGACGGTCTGGCACTGGACCGACAAATACACGCCGCCGCTCAAGGGCGCGGACGCGATGATGCGATTCGACTTGGATGTCGGAAAGGACATCCTCATCACCGCAAAGGCGATGGCGATGGCGCGCTACGGCATGGACGCCAAGCGGCCGTGGGCGCTGTCCGACGTGGACGTAGTGTGGCAGAAGGACATCGCGCCGCTCTATGAGGGCGATTGGGATGTCGGCCTGATGTGGCGCGGCAATCCCGCGATGCCGATCAACGCCGGCCTTGTCCTGTCGAAGCCGACCGAGGGCGCCAAGGCGTTCTGGGAAAAGTTCACCATGATCGTCCACGCGCTTCCGCGCCTGTCGGACGGCTGGTGGTCGGAGCAGCTTGCGTTCGCGGTGATGGTCGGCGGGGAGTGTCGGCCGGGCGAGACGATCACGACCGGCGGCGGACGGGCGCGCATTTTCAGTTGCGACGAGATTTTCCCGGCGGTGAACGAGATGCAGCGGGTTCATGTGCCCGGCTACGCCGTCCACTTCAAAGGGACCAAGGCGAAGGAGGCGATGTCCGCCTACGCCCACAATCTTCTCAACGACACGGTGGCAGCATGACGGAGTATCGCGTCTTCATCGGCTACGATCCGAGACAGGTCATCTCGTTCCAGGTCCTGGCCCATTCGATCGTCCGCAACGCCTCCAGGCCGATCAGCATCACGCCGCTGATCATCGAACAGCTTCCGCTGAAGCGGCAGGGGCTCACGCCGTTCACCTACTCGCGCTTCCTGGTCCCGCACATCTGCAACTACACGGGCAAGGCGCTGTTCCTCGATGCGGACATGCTGTGCAAGGGCGACATCGTCGAGTTGTTTGACCTCTGCGAGATCGGCACGCGTGAACAGGCGTGGGTCGTCAAGAACAAGGTCCAGTTCGAGTGGGCCTCGCTGATCATGTTCAACAACGCCTGCTGCGGGATTCTGTCGCCCGACTACATCGAGACGGCCAAGGGGCTGCACAAGATGGAATGGGCCGAGCGGATCGGCGAACTGCCGGCAGAGTGGAATCACTGCATCGGCTATGACGATCCGAACCCGGCCGCCAAGCTGGTCCACTTCACGCAGGGCGTCCCGGCGTGGTTCGAGACGCAGGACTCCGAGCACGCCGATGCGTGGCGGGAGGAACTGGACCGCTGCAACTTCGCGCTGCCGTGGCGCGACCTGATGGCCCGGTCGGTCCATGCCAAGCCGGTCTTGGAGCGGTTGTTCCGTGGCTATCAGGAAGCCGCGATGAAGGGGGCCGCATGAGACGCCGGCAAATCGTCCAGCAGCGGGCCGCCGAAAAGGCGGCCCTTTCTTTTTCGGGCGACCCGAACCGCGACAAGGCCGAAGCCATGCTCGCGATGCACAAGAAGCCCGAGGACCATGAACCCTGCCCGCTGTGCGGGCGGCGCAAGACGGGGCGGCCGAAGAAATGATCGACCTACGTCTTTTGCTTTTGGAGGAGCGTTGGCTGACCTATGCAGATCGACGCGGCGACGATGAATGCTGGCCATGGCGAGGATACGTACTGCGGTCCGGGCATGGACAAATCCGCGACTCATATAGACGGAAGTACATCGGCGCCCATCGGGCGGCATACGAGATCAAAGTCGGCCCTATTCCGCGCGGGATGCTCGTGTGCCATCGCTGCAACAATCCGCGATGCGTAAATCCGCGCCATCTATATGTCGGAACCGCACGTGATAATGCGCAGGACGCAATACGCGCGGGAACATTTCGCTATGTGCATCCTGGGCGCGGTGAACAGCATCATAGCGCTAAGCTGGATGCGGTCGCTGCCGTTGAAATCAGACGGCGGCACAGAAACGGAGAAACGCTAAGGGCGCTCGCGAAAGAATACGGGGTGTCACATTCAGCGGCGAGCAAGGTGTGGCGCCGGGAGACATGGAATCATGCCTAGTTACGGTGACATGGTTGACCGCATCGAGGATGAAATTGCCGACACGTCCGGCAACCTCGAAACGCAGATTCAGCGGGCGATCAAGTCGGCCATCGCGCACTACCAGCGGCGGCGGTTCTACTTCAACGAGAAGGTGACGACGTTTTCGACCGTCGCGGCGCAGCAGTGGTACTCGTCGTCCGACCTGTCCGACATTCCGAACATCGTGCAGATCGACAAGATGTCGATCACGGTCGGCACGACGCCGTATCCGCTCAATGCCCGCTCTCAGCAGTGGATCGAGGATATGTACGTCGGCACGTCCGACACGGGCGATCCCACGGACTACGCCTATTACCGCCAGCAAATCAGGCTGTACCCGATCCCGACCGCGGTCCGCACGGTGACGATTTCCTACGTCTACCAGCCGGCCGCCTTGTCGGCGTCCGCCGACTCGAACATTTGGACAACTGATGCGGAAGAACTGATCCGCCAGCGCGCCAAGGCGCTGCTCAAGGTCGACGTGTTGAACGATGACCGCGCGGCGGCGGAGGCGGTGGCTCGCACGGCGAGTCGGCTTCCCGGACTCAGCGCACTGGAGGGCGCGGCGCTCGAGGCCCTGATTGACGAAACGACGAGCCGGGTCGCAACCGGCCGCATCCGTCCGGCCGGCTTCTGATGCCTCTAATCTCCGCAGCCGAATGGCTGCCGGACCAAGCCCCATATCAGTCTCCCGGATCGCCGAGCGTGAAGAACGTCATTCCATCGGCGATGAGCTATCGGCCGTTCAAGGCGTTCGCGGTCTATTCGACGAATGCGCTCGGCGCGAGGGCCAGGGGGCTTTGGTACGGCCGTGCTGTCGATGGATCGTCGCGGGTCGTGACCGGGTCGGCAACGGACCTGTACACGCTGTCTGGCACGGCATGGAATGAAGTAACCCGTTCGTCCGGCGGCGACTACGCGGTTGGCGACGAATCCAAGTGGTCGTTCGTCCAGTTCGGAGACACTCTCATCGCGGTCAACGGGACTGACGATCCGCAGGCGTTCACGCTGTCGAGCGCGATCGACGGGTCGGTGAAGTTCGCCGCGCTCGGCGGGTCGCCGCCGGTCGGCGAGTTCGTCGCCGTGGTCGGCGATTTCGTGGTTATGGCGAAGATCGCCGCGGCCAAGAACCGGGTGCAGTGGTCCGGCATCAACAACGCCGCGTCGTGGGCCACGTCGGCGACGACGATGGCGGATCAGCAGGACATGCCGGACGGCGGCAACGTCCGCGGCTTGTGCGGCGGCGTGTTCGGCGTCGTGCTTCAGGAGGATTGCATCCGGCGGATGGACTTCATCGGTCCGCCGGAAATCTTCAAGTTCACCCTGATCGCCCGCAACGTCGGCGCCTCCATCGAAGGGTCGATCGCGGAGCACGCCAACCGGGTGTTCTTCATGCACCGGACCGGGCCGTACATGCTGGTCAACGGGTCCGAGCTGGTGCCGATCGGGACGCAGAAGGTCACGCGGACATTCTGGGAGGCCGTGGACCAGACATATCTGCACCGCGTCACGGCGACGATCGATCCGGGCAACAAGCTGTATCTGCTCTCGTTCCCCGGCCCCGATGCGTCGGCGGGCACGCCGAACACGGTCTGGGCCTATGAATGGGAGGTCGGCCGGTGGTCGCCGATCGAACCGGGCAATCACGAAATGATCGCGTCCGGCTCGCAGCAGAACAGCATCACGATCGACGACGCGGACGACTACGCCGACGACATCGATGCGGTCGGCGCACCTTCGCTGGATAGCGAGGTGTATTCAGGATCGATCGTTCCGCTGTTGGCGGCGTTCAACACGTCGCACGAGCTGATGTTCGCCAACGGGGCGAACCTCGCGGCGACCGTGGATACAGCGGAAATTCAGTTGGCGGCGGGGCGGATGGCGTTCATCCGCTCGGCTCGTCCGGTCGTCACCGGAACCTCCGCGACGCTGACGCTGGCGATCGGCTACCGCAACAACCTAACCGACGCGCTGACGTTCACGAGTGCGTCGACCCCGGAGACGACGACAGGGCTTTGTAACTTCCGCAACAAGGCCCGCTATCAACGGGGGCGGATCAGCGTAGCGGCCGGTTCGTCCTGGACGCACATCCAGGGGATCGACGATCTCACGTTCTCGGCGCAGGGCTGGCGATGACCGCGACCGTAACCAACTATCTCGGGCTGCCCGATCTTGGCGGCCCGCCGGATCAGGTCGCGCGCGTCGTGAACCGTCTGCTGCAGGGCAAGATGAACAACGTGGCCGAGGTCACGTTGACGGCAAATTCGGCGACGACGACGCTCAATGACGTGCGGATCGGTGCGTTCTCGCTGGTGGTCCTTCAGCCGATCACGGCCGATGCGACATCCGAAGGGATACCGCAGCAGTCCGGCCATGCTGACGGGTCTTGCACGCTTACGCACGCGAATAACGCATCGACGACGCGAACATATCGGTACGCCGTCTTTGGCTGAATGGTGCTTCGTCCGCCCGGCCGATGTCGAGATCGACGCGGCATGGGAGCCGATCAAGGTTTTGCTCGACAGGCATTGCGAGAGTTTCCGCGCTGAGGATGTCCGGGCGGCGGTCGCTTCTGGACAGTTCCAGCTTTGGCTGGCGCGGTCCGGCGGAGAATTGCTTGCGGTGATGGTGACGCAACTTGTCCGCAGGCGGGATGGTCTTTCCTGTGTCGTGGCAGATATCGGCGGGACTCGCCTGCGAGAGTGGATCGACGACCGCGACTTGCTGAGAAAGTGGGCGCGTTCCAACGGGTGCTCGGCCATTGAAGGCTTCGGGCGAGACGGCTGGTTGCATTTCCTTCCCGATGCAGAACGCACCGGGATTGCATGGAGGGTCAGACTATGAGCGGTGGCGGCAGCCAACCTCAGACGGTTACGCAGACATCGCGCAATGAACCGCCTGCGTACCTTCAGCCGTACCTTACCGACATCGCGCAGAACGCGCAGTCCTGGTATCGCGGGAGTCAGCCCCAATTCTTCCCCGGCCAGAACTACCAGTCTCCATCGGCCGCGACGAACGCTTCGGTAGCCGGGACCGTCAATCGCGCGCAGACCGGAAATCCGCTCCTGCCGGCGGCGCAGGGTCAGACGCTTTCGATGATCAACGGCGATTATCTGACGCCGGACCGCAATCCCTTCCTGCGCGCGTCGGTCAACGCGGCCAATCAGCCGGTGATCGACAACTACATGCAGAACATCGCGCCGAGCATCGATGCGCGCTTTTCCATGGCCGGCCGGTACGGTTCGCCTGGGGCGCATGTCGGGGCGCAAGGGCAGGCGTTGGACTCGCTCAATCGCCAGATCGGCAATACGGCGGCGACGATGTACGGCAACGCTTACAACACCGAGCGCGGCTATCAGAACGCGGCCATCGGCTCCGCCCCGCAGATGGCAGAGGCGGACTATGCCGACCTGACCCGCCTCGCTGCGGCTGGCGCCACTCAGGAACAATACGACGCCATGCGCCGTCAGGGCGAGATGGAGCGGTGGAACTACGACCAGAACCTTCCGGCGGCGAAGCTCGGCACGTACTCAAATCTCATCTACGGCCAGAACACGGGCGGGACGAACACGACGACGAGTCAGGTTCCGATGACGAGCAATCCGCTGTTGCAGTACGGCGGCATGGGGATTTCGGCGCTCGGCACGTTGGGGAGCCTGTTCGGGTCGATGGGGCCGTTTGCCGGAATGCTTTCGGATCGTCGCGCCAAGACCGATATCAGGAAGGTCGGCGAGACCGAAGGCGGCACGAACATCTACACCTACCGCTACAAGGCCGATCCTTCGGCGACCGTCCAGATGGGCGTCATGGCCCAAGAGGTTGCCAAGAAGAATCCGCAGGCGGTGCGCCCGGTCAACGGGCTGCTCACGGTCGATTATTCGAGGGTCGCGTAAATGGCCGGACTTCTCGACTGGCTCGGGCTCGGCGGTGCGCCAGCCTTCGCGCCGAACGAAATGGCGTATCTCCAATCCCAAGGCGCCATGCCAGCAGGGGGGATGCTCGATCCGCGCGCAATCCGACAGCAGGCGGCGTGGGGCGCCCTGACGGAGTTGGGCGGCCGGTTGGCGGAAGCTGGCGCGCGGCGCCCTGTGGCACAGCCCGGTCCGGGCGTGGGGTCTGCGTTCATCGGGGCCAATCAGGCATATCAGCGGGGCCTACAGGGCGCTGCGGCCAATGCGGGCCTTGAACAGCAGGCACAACAGCAGCAGTCCTATCGCGGCCTATTGGCAGGCATGGACCCGTCCATGCGCGCGCTTTATTCGTCGATGGGGCCAGAGCGCGGCGCGGCGGCAATGATCGCGGCCCAACAGCGCGATCAGCAGGGATTCTCGCTCAGTCCCGGACAGACCCGTTTCGACGCACAGGGCCGACCGATTGCCGCATTGCCGCAGCAGTACGCGCCACAGGTTACGCGCGACGGCTATATCTGGGACCCCAACGAATACATGCGTTACCGCTCTCAGGTCGCTTCGGCCGAGAGCGGCGGCGATCCGAATGCACGCAACCGCATGGGCTCAGGGGCAACGGGAACCTATCAGTTCATGCCGGCGACGTGGCGCGAAATGCTCCAGCGCAATCCCGATCTTGGGCAGCGCTACACGGAAGCCGACATCACCAATCCGCAGGCGCAAGAAGAGGTGTTCCAGCGCTTCACGCAGCAGAACCGCGCGGGCCTCGGAACACGTCTCGGCCGGGAACCGACGCCGCTCGATCTTTACATGGCACATCGATTCGGAGTGGAGGGCGCCGCTGCCATCGCGCGCTCCGACCCGAATACGCCGATCGATCGGGCGCTGGCGCCGTTCTTCAGCGGAAGCGGAAACAACCCGGCGATTTCGCGCGTTCTCGAACAAAACCCGGACATGGTCGCGAACGGACAGCCCGTCACGACCGGCCAATTGCTCGACCGCTATCGGCAGCGCTTCATGCAGCCGCAAGCACCGCAGCAGAGGCTTCCGCCCGGCATCGTCGGCCAAGTGCCGCAGCGTCAGGCCGAAGACAACGCCGTCGTCCAGGTTATGACGCCAGAGGGTCCGCGCTGGATGCGCCGGTCCGACGCGGTCGGTCAGCCGGCCGTTCCGGGGCAGGGTCTGTCCGTCACGGTGCCGGGGCCGAACGGCCCTGTCATGGTCCAGAGCGGTCCGGGCGCATCGACCGCACGTCCGGGCAATATGGCGCAACCGACGCTCAACAACATCGAAGAGCAGATCGTCAACAATACGGCGCGGCTCCAGCGTGTCCGAGATGTTGCGGCGGCGTTCCGTCCCGAATTCCTCCAGATGGGTCCGCAGATCAGGAATTGGGCGGCGAGTGTCCAGGAACGCATGGGAATGCAGATCACGCCGGAACAGCGCCAACGGCTTGAGGCGTTCACGGAATTCCGTTCGCGTGCCTATACGGAGTTGACGCAGACGCTCCGCGAGATGTCCGGCGCGGCCGTGACGGAGGGTGAAGCGCAACGGCTGCTTGCGGCGATCGGCGATCCGTCTCGCGACAGCCCGACCGAGTTCCAGACGAAAATGAACAACGTCATTCGCACGGTCAGCCTCGCCAATGCGCGGATGCACTATTACCGACGCAACGGGATTCAGGGCGCTCTGGACAGCACTCCGCTATCGGACATGCAGAACATCATCAACCGGCGTGGCGACGAGGTGGCGGCACAGCTTCGCGGGCAGAACGTGCCGGCGGAGGAAATCCAGCGCCGCGTTCGCGCGACATTGGCCGTTGAATTCGGGTTCTCGCCATGACCGACTGGACAAGCCAACTGATCAATGGCTCTTCGCAGCGTCGACCGACCGCAGTCGGTGGTCCCGATTGGGCCGGACAGTTGATCAATCCCCAAACCGTCGAGACTATGGATGCAGGGGCGCGGCCGCGTCCTGTGCGCGACGACAATGCGGGCGCCGCGTCGATACGGGCCACGGGCTCCGCCAGCCTTCTCCCGGATATTCCCGACCAGATCAGCGCCTACGCGCGCAGCATGGGCATTCCCGAAAACCGGTTCGGCGTGGTCGATGGAAATATCATCTATGCCGATGATCGGGGAAACTACACTCGGGTAAATCCTTCCGTTTCTGGCGGGCAGGGCATCGGCGACACAGCGCAACGAGCTGCGCGCTATCTCGCCAGCGGAATAGGGCCGGCGATTTCGATGGCCGGCGGTATGGCTGGCGGTGCTGTCGGTGGTCCCGTCACGTCGGTGATCGGTGCAGGCGTTGGCGGCGCCCTGGCGGATGCCGGCAGACAGGCTCTTGGCCGCTCGCTGGCCGGACTCGATCCGGTCGACATCAACCCGCTCAACGTGGCCGGACAAGGGGCGCTGGCCGCAACGGGACAAGCGGCCGGGAACATTGCGTCGCACCTGTTCACGCGCAATCCGCTCGGCGTCGGCACGTATGACCGCCTCACCGCGACCGATCCGGCCAATATGGGACAGTGGGGGCAGCTTGCAAGTCAGGCGACGCGCGCTGGAGTGCCGCTCGATATCGCGCAGGTTACGGGCCTTCCGAGCCTCCGCGCGGCATCCCGTCAACTGCGCCGTTTCCCAGAAACAACGGACCGGATGACGGAGTTCTATACGCAACAGCAGTCCCGCGACGTGCCTGCCGCATTCCGGCGCACGGCCGATACTGTGGCCGGTCGCGCACGTCCGCTCGACGAAGCGGTCGGCGCCAACCCAGAATTTCCCGGCGTCGATCCGACCGGCCGGGCGCTTCCGCGTCCCGGTATGCGCGGCGCGGCGCAGGACATCATCGACGATGCATCGCGGGCGCGAACCGCAGCGGCATCGCCGCACTATCAGGAGGCGTTTGGCAGCGGGACCGTCCCAGATATTGGGCCGGTGATGCAGCAACTTGACGGATTGATTGCGTCGGGCCGGTTCCCTGAAAACAGCGCGACGGCGCGCGCCCTTAACGCGGCGCGAACGTCATTGACGCGAGAGGTTCCGAACCCGAACGGGCAGGGGACGATGCGTGTCCCGACCGACAACTACGAAGGGATGCACAACGCCAAGCTGGCGATGGATTCGGCGCTCGGCGAATTGTCGCGGAGCGGCGCAAGCCGGGCCGACATCAGGGCCGCCGAGCGGCAACTCTTGCAGGTCCAGCGCGACCTGACGCAGCGCCTTCGCGCCGCCCATCCGGGCTATGAGCGCGGCTATCAGGCATACATCGCAAACTCTCCCGCTGTTCAAGCTGCAGAACGCGACTTGGGCGCGTTGGCGCAGATGGGGGGCGCCGAGCGCATGCAGGTACTAGACGCCGTGTTCCGCCCGACCGGCACGACGCCGGAACGCATCGCGCGGATGCGACAGGCATTCCTGATGAACGGCCGCATAGACGAATGGAACGCCGGACTGCGGTCGTTCATGGAGAACACGCTAGACAACGCGATGCGGCCTTTGCGCGAGGGCGGCGAGGTCGGCAACGTGGCCGGTGCGCTCTACCAGACAATCATGGAGCCGCGACAGTGGCGAATCATCGAAGCGGCATTGCCGCGGACAGAAGCGGCAAACTTGCGGGCGTTGATGGACGTGTTGCAGGCCGCATCGCGCATCGCCCCGCTCGGGTCGCAGACGGCGACGGATATGGCGAGTGCTGCGGCGGTCGGGGCGGAGCGAATCGGGGGCGGAATCCGCACGGCGGGGCAGATGATGAGCCCCGGAAATCTGGCCTTGCGGCTTCCTGAGATGATCGGAGAGCAGATCGCCGCGGCGCGCACGCCGGCGGCGCGCATTCAGTTTGCGGAACGCTTCACCGATCCGCAGGCGCTGCGGACGCTTGGCAATCTGCGTCTTATGAACCCGCGAAGCGAACAGGCGATGCGCCTTGCTCTGCGTTTTCTGACCACTGCCGGCGTACCGGCGGCCGGCGACGCGCTTATGCCTGAACCCGACCGCGAGCCCGCCAGCGCCGCACCGCGTCGATAACGAGGAACAGCGGCAACCCGACGATCAGAAGAACGAGCGCTCCGGCTATCGGCCCGCCAAACGCGAATGGATCGGCGCCACGGATGAGCGCAATTGCGACGTAGATGGCCGTAAAGGCGGCCAGCAACACCAAAAACCGCTTTGTCAGCTTCATAGCCCGTCAGCCTACCACACCAGCCCCGGCCGTCAAAGCCGGGGCTTTTTGTTTGGGAGTCCCCATGGCCGATATCCAAACCTCCACATGGTCGGAAAGTGCGGCCAGCAACACGGCCGCGCCTCCTGACGGCGCGCCGGAGAACCACGCCCGCAACAAGGTCAACGACATCCAGCGGGAAACGATGGGGGCGATCAAGCGGGAGTGGAACCGCTCGCACCCAACGGTCACGAGTGCGGGCACGGAACCGGCGTTCACGCTGTCCTACACGACGGCGCCAACGCTTGTGCAGGGGATTATCTTCACGTTCCTCGCGCACGCGACGCCATCGGGCAACGTGACGCTCAACGTCAACTCTCTGGGGGCGAAGAAGGTCTATAACCTTCAGGGCTCGGCGCAGCTTGGTTCTGCGGCGTGGCCGGCAAACGCGCGGGTCATGGTGTCCTATGACACGTCGTTGGATAGTTCGGCCGGCGGGTTCATCTGGCTCAATCAGGGCTACAAAGCTGATTTCTCGCTCACCGGGCAGACGGCGGAAACGACCATCGCGACCGACGACGAGCTGCTGATTGCGGACACGTCGGAGTCCGGCGCGAACAACAAGATGACGGTCGCGAACTTCCTCAAGGTCGTCAACGCGCTGACCGAGGATACCAACCCGGACGAGTCTGCGGACTTCCTGTTGTCGTGGGACAATTCGGCGTCTGCGGTCAAGAAGGTGGCGTTCGTCAACTATGCCGTCGCCGCAAGCCAGATGCCGTCAGGCTCGCTCGTGCAATCTGTCGGCACTGTGACCGGAGCCGTTGCGACCGGCACCACGCAGATGGTTCTTGACGACACAATCCCTCAAAACACCGAGGGTGATCAGTACATGACGCGGGCCATCACGCCGACGAACGCAAGCAACATCCTCGAAATCGAGGTTCATTGGATGGGCGCAAGCGACGCGGGCGCAACGGCCTTTATGATGGCGGGGCTGTTTTAGGACACGACGGCAGACGCTCTGGCTGCGGCCTGGGCGCCGTGCGGCGCAAGCGGGCAGGCAATCGACCTTCATTTTAAGCACCGGATGACGGCCGGCACGACATCGGCCACGACGTTCAAGGTGCGGGCCGGCGCGAACGCATCGAACACCACAACGTTCAACGGGCGCGCGAGCGGGCGGATTTTCGGCGGCGTCATGGCATCCTCAATCGTGATTCGGGAGATCAAGGCGTGACCACGAAAGCCGAAGCGCTGGCAGCGATTGACCTGGCTCGCGCGTGGATCGAGGCGCAGGACGAGGGCGGTGCTCCCCCGCCTCCTCCTCCGCCCCCTCCGCCTCCTCCTCCGCCCCCTCCGCCACCGCCTCCGCCGCCGTGGCCCGTCACGCTGCCGGCCAATCGCGGCGCGAACTGGTTTTGCTACGGCGTCCTGATCGACACCGACAACGGCTGCGCCTGGGTCAGCTCGAACGGATGGGATTCGATCAGCGGCGCCTATGGATCGGCGAAGGTGGAACGGTTCTCCCTGACCACGGGGACGAAGGAATCGGAAGTCTCGCTCGGCGCCTATCCCGCTCATGGCGCCGGCCGGATGGTGAAATGGGGCGTCGACCTGTTCGTGCTCGATCAGCACTCTGGCGAGGTCTGCAAGATCGCCGTGGCGAGCATGTCCGTTGTGGCTCGTCGATCGATCGGCGCCGGCCACGTCTTGCGCGGCATCTGCCAGCACAACGGCGAGTTGTTCGCCTCGAATTCGAACGCCTCGGCGGTCTATGTGATCGACCCGGCCAGCATGACCACGCTGGCGACGATACCGGTTTCCGGCGATCCGCGCGGGTCATGCGTCGCCAATGGCAAGGTCTATGTCGCCTGCTTCGCGGCCAACTGCGTGCGCGTCATTGACCCGGCTACGCGGACGGTCGTCGCCACGATCCCCGCGGGCTCGCAGCCCTGCAACGTCTCGCTCGATCCGATCAGCGGCCGGGTTTATGCCTACAACTATGCGACCGGCGCCGCGGGCTCGGTGACGGTGATCGACCCCGCGACGAATACCGTTGTGGCGACCTGGGCCGCGATGGCGAATGCCGGACTGCACGAGGGCCGGCGCGTCGGCGATGTCCTGTGGGTGACATGCTCGGCCGTCCACTATCTCCAGGGCATCAACGTGAACACCGGCGCCTCGGTCGGCAGCTTTGCGACGCCGCGCGATCCCGCCTTCATGGACGCGATCGGCAATCAGTTATGGGTGCCGTGCGCGCTCGATAACACGCTTCACGTCCGATCGGTCTAGGTGGCGCCATGACCGGCTCACTCGATGAAATATCCGAAGCGATCGGCGGCCTGCGCGCGCGGGTCGATCAGAACGGCGAACAGCACCGGGCGACCAACGCGAAACTTGACCTCGTGCTGACGCGGCTGACCTCGCTGGATGTCGTCGTCGAACGGCTCGACCGTATCGAGCCGATCGTGAACAAGCTGGAAGCGGCGCACCAGCGCACCAAGGGCGTGACGATCGCTGCCGGCGCGATCGGCGGCACCGGCGGCGCTGGCGTGGTCGGCCTGCTCGGCAAGAAGCTTGGGCTTTGGTGAAAGGGGACTGACATGGCGATCAACGCGGCGGGCCTCGATCTGATCAAGCGATTTGAGGGTCTGCGGACGGAATCGTACGACGACGGCTTCGGCACCTGGACGATCGGCTATGGCCACACGGCGGGCGTGGCGCCGGGGCAGCGGATCAGCCCTGCGGAGGCTGAGCGGATGCTGTTGGACGATCTGGCGACCTACGAAGCCCGCGTGCGGCAGCTCTGCACGCGGGCGCCGTCGTCGAACGAACTGGCGGCGATGGTGTCGCTCGCCTTCAACATCGGCGTCGGCGCGTTTCAGCGATCGACCGCGCTTCGCAAGCACAATGCCGGCGACCCGGTGGGTGCCGCGGAAGCCTTCAAGCTGTTTCGCCGGGCCGGCGGGCGCGAGGTGCCAGGACTGCTGCGGCGGCGCAATGCCGAGGCCGCGCTGTACCTGACGCCGACCAATGAGGACCGGCCTGGAGTGCAGACGGTGGATCCCGAGACGCCGCCGCCAGCGGGAGCGACGCCGAACACCAATCGCGGGCCGATCGCCAACCTGGCTACCCAGATCGCCGCGGCCGTGGTTGCCCTGGCCGGGGTCGCCGAGCCGTTCAAGAACGCGCTCGATACGGTCGGGCTCGGGCCGTTCGCGCCCTACATCGCGCTCGCCTGCGCCGCCGTCGGCATCGGCCTGGCCGGCGTCTGGATTTACCGCCGGATCAAGAGCCGGCAGGCGGTGGCGCCATGATCATCGTCGCATGGCTGACCAGCAAGCTCGGCGCGATTGGGGCGAAGATCGCTGCGGGCGCGGCCGTCGTCGGCGCCGTCATGCTGGCGATCTGGCGCATGAAGGCCAACGCCCGTCGTGAGGGCCGCGACCTCGAACGCAGGAGACAAGCCGATGCATGGCAACAGACCGAGCGCCGCGTGGCCGAAGCTGGCGCTGC